GATGATATTACCGGATTGAATAGCTTTTTGTCAAGCCGTTTGACCAAAGATATTCGCACCCGTGAAGATGCGCAATTGCTTTACGGCGCTGGCAGCGGTCAAAACTTGACCGGACTGGATCAAAACGCCGCTACTTTTGCCGCTACTGCAGCCGACGCAAATGCAACCATCATCGATTTGCTTATTAGCGTATTGAGCCAGCTCGAAAGCGCCAATTACACCCCTAACGGTATTTTGCTATCACCTAGCGATTATTATCGGGTATTTTTGGCCAAATCAAGCGATGGCGATTACTTAATGCAGCAATTGGTTCAGCGCGTAAATGGTCAGTTGTTCATCGCCGGTATCCCCGTATTCCGTTCGACCGCCGTTGTGGCCGGCGAATACTTTGTTGGCGACTGGGTAAATGGTGCGCAAATTATGGATCGCGAAGGTTTGAGCGTTCGTTTTTACGAGCAGGACGACGACAACCGTCAAAAGAACCTAGTGACCGTGGTGGCCGAAGAGCGCTTGGCGTTCCCTATTTACTACCCCGAAAGCTATGTTTACGGAACCATCGCGACCGACATCGCGAAAATCAAAAACTTTACCTAGGCCGGTGCGCTTAGATTAGATTTTGAATGAATAATAAAGCCCGGCGGCGTTGCGTTGTCGGGCTTTTTTTATTTGCCTGAATTAAATACCTTTGACATAAATTAAAAAGCTATGAGCGAAAAAATTAAACGCAATGTCAATGGCGCTTTTCGCGTTATTAAAACTTTTGCGGACGAAAGCATTTATATCGCCGGAACCGCGGTGGACATTAAGCAAAATCGATTAGTTGCGGAATTGGAGGGCAAAGGACTAATTGAGAAAGCCAATGTAAAAGCGAAGTTTAGCGCACCGCCAGCAAACCCCGATAAACCCGCGCCGTCGCGCGCGAAACGCAAGCCACGCAAATGATACGGCAAAGCATTTACATCGGGGCGACCGGAAGCTGGCCGGTGACGCTAGACATCGCCAAAAATTATTTGCGCGTCGATTACGACACGGATGATGATTTTATTGAACTACTTATTGACGCGGCTTGCAAAAGCGGTCAAGAGCACGCCAACGCCCAATTTAATAGCGCTATTGCCGGCGTAATTGTTGCGCGTCAATACGACGACACGGAGCGTTATAATCGCAGCGAATTAAATGAAATCGAACTACCTTACCCCAATAGCACGGTCGTAATTACCGAGGTAAAAGTAGATGGAGCGACTTTGACTGCATCGGATTATACATTGCGCACGGGTAATGTTTTGGAGTTAAATAATCAGCCAGCGGCGAGCGTATTTATTGAGGTACGATACACGGCGACAATTGCCGAGGCCGTCAATATATCTTTGGGCGTTTTGAAATTAGTCGCGGACGCATACGAAAACCGAACGGAGCAATCTATTGAATCATTGACCCGCGTCAAAATGAATGCGGCCAAATATTTTCGGGAGCAATTAAGCGGCAAAGATTTATTTTAGAATGACCAACACCGACTCAAAAATTGCCGTTATAATGGCCGTGCATGATCGCATCGAATTGACTTGCGTGGCCATTGACCATTTACAGCGCGTCACAAAGCAAATCACCGGCAAGGCCGCGCCGATTTATTGCGCATACACAAAAGAAAGCGACGGCGAGGGATTGCGATCCGCTGGCATTCCACGCGATTGCATGGTGAAGGTTGCCAATGACCCGGTCAGCGAAAAGCATAACGACTTGCTTAATTTGGCAATGGCCGACAAAAGTTGGACGCACTTACTGCACATGGGTTCGGATAATTTTATTTTACCTAGTTATTTAAAGCAAATAATTGAAGCGGCAAAGCAAGGCGCGGAGTTAATTGGCACGCCCAATTTGGCAGTCATTCGGCCAAACATTAGCAAAGCCGTGCATTTTAATTACAACAAAACTACTAGCGGCATAATGGGCGCGGGCCGGTTGTTTTCGCGCGAACTATTAAAGCGCACATTGGCTTATCCGCACCGATGCACCCGGACTTATTACAATTGGCGAAAAAACGACATTTGCGATTTTCCGATTGGCATTGACGGGCCATTTGTTCAAATAAGCGACGTGCCGACCCGCTTTGTTTTGTGGCCATTTGCAGCAAATAAAGGCCTGGACAATATGAGCATGAAATTGCTAAAAAACTGGAGCAAAACAACCGTAATACATTGCGACCCGCCCGCCGTTTTGGACGTGAAATTAAACGACACCAACATTACCAGTTGGGGGCGATTATATGACAAGCGGTTCGAGGTAAATTACGATGACGAAATAAATCGTTTCAAATTATCAAACGTATTTTATGAGGCCTAAAAAAATCAGCATTGGCGATTTGCGCGATCGCGTCGAAGTGTATCGAATAACGACAACCGGGCGCACCGCAACGGGCGGCATTGTGGCAAATTTGGAGCAAATCAAAACGGCCTTTGTGAACATTCAAAGCAAAATGAAGCGTCGCGAAACGGGCGAAGGCAGCATTCAGTACTATCGCGAATACAACATAATTGCGCGCCCCGGAGCATTTCAGCAAGGCGATCAGCTTTGGTTTAATTCACAAAAAATTAGCGTCGATTCAATAAGCGACGCCAATACCGGTATGATTGAGGCGACCGGATTAAGCGTTACTGCTTAGTTATGGCAGTTCGTTTAGAATTATCAGCGGCGCAAAAAGAGCAATTGCGCAAAAAGATGGACACGCTTGTTTTGCGCAATCGCAAAGGATTGGAGCAAGCATTTAGCGCCGCCGGTTTAGACATGCAAAACAAAGCCAAAGAGATGGCCCCGGTTGACACTGGACGATTGCGGCAGTCGATTAGAAAGGAAACGATTAACGATGGGCTAGGCGTGCGCGTGTCGACTAATGTCAAATATGCCGTATTTCAAAACAACGGGACATCGCGCGTCGCAGGGAAGCGTTTTATGGAAGGCGGCTTTGCGGCGGGCGTGCAAAGGATATTGCGCACGCTAAAAATTAGGTAGGCCAAAAAATACTAACTTTGACGCATGGCAATAGTATCACCGCACCAAGCGATTTACGAATATATATTTGACAAAATCGGCACTAATATTACCTTGACCGAGGGAGCCGATCGATACATCACGCAAGTTGCTGCCGCCGGTGGGTCAATCGATTCGACCGAATGCGTCAAAACTTCCTTTATTGAATTGGGTGCCGTTCAAACAATTTTCCAATTTTACCAGCAACCACCCGAAAACGAATCGGGGCCATATATTTGGGTAAATTTAAACACATTAACCGACGCGGGAAGCCGCGACGATTTTATTTATCAGCTTTTGGCCGAGTTTACTGTGGTGACTTTTGCGGACGTAAACCGCAGCACGAAAGACGCGACATTGCTCGGCCAAAGCGCCTTATTAAAGCTATTTACCCCGCGTGGATTAAATAGCAATTTTACAACCGCAACCGGCGACACGGTTAAAATTATTTCACAAACATTAAGTAGCCTAGAAGAAGGCAGCGAAACACTTGCGCAAAAAAGACTTAACTTTGCCAAAGTGAACATAAATTTCACAGTTACATTTTAAAACAATTTAGTCATGGCTAAAGAAAACGGATCAATTTTTTTCCTAAATGTTGACGGCAATCCCGTCGGCGCGACAACATCATTTAGCTGGAGCGCGAGCGTCGATTTACCCGACACCACCACACGCGATTCAGGCGGTTTTGCCGAGCATTTAACCGGCGGCGGATTGCGCACCATTACCGGCAGCTGCGATGGGTTTCAGGATCCCGCTGCAACGGTTAGCACCACCGAACTTTACGCGCTTATCAGCGGTCGCGCGGATTTTACTTGCTTAATTATTCCGGAAGAAAACGGCACTAAAGGATTTACCGGCGAGGCTACCATTAGCGATTTGGAAATTACTTACGACATGGAGCAACCCGTGGCGCTTAGTTTTTCATTCCAAGTTAATGGCAGCTGGACTGAAGTAACCCAGTCGTAAAAAATGCGAGTTGAGATAAAAGCCGGCGGCCGTGTAATTACGGCCCGCTTTGGCATTCTCGCGCTTCGCAAATATTCCGAATTGCACGATTTGGAATTGACTGAATTGGGAGCGGATTTGTCGAAAAAAGGCGTTTTCGGCATTGCCGATTTATTTTATTGCGCTTATTTGGCCGATGCCGAATTGGCCGATCGCGTACCGGAAGCCGAATTGAATCAAGCGGCATTTACCGATTTATTGGTGAATTATCTGAATCGCAATTAAAGCAAATTAGCGCGGCCATAAATGAAATTAAATTGTTTGGCAAAAAATTAAGCGAGATTGCAGACGACGCAGAAACTGGCAAAAAAAAAGCGAAGCGGACGACAACAATGAAAGCAGCCGAAAGCTAACATTTGGCGACGTTTACGAATCGGGCCTTAAATCGGGCCTAAAACCCTGGGAGCTGGAGCGGATGACATTCGCCCAGCTTCATTTTTTTATAGCAGGGGTGAAAGAGCGCGAATTAGAGCAATGGCGGCACACACGAATGATTATGTGGAGCGCAATTGCCCCGAATAGCAAAAAGAAGTTGCGCCCGGAGCAAATTTTAAAATTACCCGGCGACGTGAAAAAAGGCCGCGAATTATCAGCCGACGAATATAACGCGCTCAAATCGAAATGGTATAGCAAAGCCGGCAAAGCGTGAAATCACTAAATTTGCAAAGCGCACCCATTAAAGACCACCGACATGGCAATGACCGAGGAATTACAAATTAAACTAACGGCCGATTTAAGCGGCTTTACTAAAGGATTAGATAAGGCAATGCGGTCTGTCGATAAGATGGGCCAAAAGCTAACAAAAGCGGGTAAGACGATGAGCGTGGCGTTTACCGCGCCATTGGCCGTTATTGGAGGCACGGCCGTTGCGGCTTATGACACGCAAATAAAAGCCGAGCGAAGATTGGCAAGCGCAATTGCTGCGACCGGGTCAGATGCGCAGCAAGGTTTAAAAGATTTTATGGCGTACGCAAGCGAGCTGCAGCGCGTGACCAATGTTGGCGATGAATCGACATTGGCGATGCTGACCCTTGCAACGCAAATGGGCTTAAATGCCGATCAAGCTAAAATTGCCAACAATCAAGCTCTCGGATTAGCTGACGCATTTGGGATGAACGCGCAACAAGCGATGCGAATGGCCGCTGCATTGCAGCAAGGCGATACGCAAATG